ATGCTGTTGCCATAACATCTGCAACTCTTCCTGAGTCACTGGCACCAAGACCAAACTGGTTGAGTGTTTTGATCACTGCCTCTGCAGTAGGCCCCAAGTCATTCCCAAATGCTTGTGCAAGTGCAAGAGTGTCACCAGTTGCTGCTTTGATCTCCTTTGCTCCCAGTCCCAACTTTGCCATCTCAAGCTGCAAGGATGCCACTTCTGATGCACTGAATACTGTGGAGGCACCAAGTTCTCTGGCACTCTGCTCAAGGAGTTTGAAGTCTGATCCAGTTGCACCGCTTATTGCTTTGACCTTCTTCATGGCCAACTCAAAGTCTGCAGCAACTTTGAATGATGATGCAGCAATGGCCAGAAGTGGAGCAGTGACTCCAAGTGACATTGCTCTCCCAGTTTTCTTGAGACCTGAAGAGACTGACTTCAGCCGCTTTTGTGCTCTATTTAGTCCAGACTCAAATTTCTTTGAGTCGAGTCCCATAATTACTGAGAGGAGTGACTGTTTACCTGCCATGATGCTATCTGTTGAATTTTGTCTGGAGTGATGTCATTGTCTTCAAATTCATCCAACTCTTCAGTGTAGGGATTGAAGTCAGTTGGCTTGTAGGGTGAAGGACGTTTCTTTGAATTTCGGTTGGCATTAGCCATCAAAGACATCACTGTGGATGTGTGGTTCCACATGATTCTGTCTTGATTGATTTTGCCTTTGTTTATTGAGGCAAGTTCAAAGAAGGTCAATGACCAGAACTGATCAGGAAGGATCCCAAGAGACAGACCATGTGAATACAAGTCTGCCCAAGTTGAGAGAGAAGAGGGAGCAGAGTTTCCATCTCCACTCCCTCCTTTTAGTTTCCCTCTTTCTCTCCTAAACTTGTCCCCAATGCTTGAGCAACCGCCTCAGAAAGTTCTTTGAACTTCTCAAGGTCACTGCAAATGTTTGCAGACATGTGGTCAAAATTGACATCTGGACGTGGTTTGCCCTTGAAGTCACAAGCATTGATCACTCCCCAATAGATCACTGTTGGAATGAAGTCCAATGGGTCAGAGTTGACAAACTCATCAAGACCTGTCAATTCAATCTTCTTGTCTTTACAAAGCAACCTGAATGCATTGAGATTCAAAAGAACCTCATGAGTGTCTTTGCCCAATTCAAGGGAGAGTTCTCCTCTGAGTTCGTTCATGTTTTATCTGTTAAGCGAAGTTACCAATAGTCAATCCAGAGCAGTCAAATGACACTGAGAAAGACGTTGAGTCATTCAGTGGTGCAGTCTCTTCAAATGAAGTGATGTAAGCAGTGACTTGAGCATATTGATCACCAGTGACTCCAGTTCCATAGCGAAGAGTCAGGGCAGTCTTGTCTTTTGCAGATGCAAAGAGGTGGGTCCTTCCAATGTTGTTGTATGCAGTCAGGCCATCAATGTTGATTGAGACAGACTGTTGGCCAGGCAGCACACTTCGTGCTCCATCATTGTCCTTGCAGACTGTTTCAATCATCTCATTTGTCAGGTTGAGTGATGCGTTTGTGCCACATGCAATGAGGTCATAGTTTGAGTCACCTGATGCATCTGCATCAAGGATGTAAACTCCAACGAGGTTTCCTTTTACGGTTCCAGTAGTTGCCATTATTTAAGTTTTTTGGGGGTTGTTTTTTGTGGGATCACCTTCTTGGAAGATGATTTCTTTGAGGCCTCTCTGACCTCTTTGTTCTTGTCACACTCTTCACATGGACCATCTTCATCTTCACAAGGACATTTGTGAGTTGGAGCAGGATCTGTGACTGTTGAGTGAAGGATTGCAAACCCTTCCTTGATTAGTTTTGAGGCAGTCTTGTGATCATCAATGAGGACAGTGTGTCCAATGATCCATGACTTCCCTTTCACTGGGGCAATGATTTCCAATTTCATGCAGCTAAAGTCACCCACTTCTCATGGGAAGAGGTTGACAGTGTCAAGTTCCTTCTCAGGATCTATGTGTGTGCAGACAGTCCAGTTCTTGTTGTGGTCACAACAAATGATGAGACAGTTGCAAAGGTTTCATCATCTGGACTGATCCCAACTTCCAGATCTTCAAATCTGATGTCAAGGTGGGAATGGTTGACAGTTCCAACATACTTGTCCAATTCATTCCTGATTGCCATTGCAATTGTGTATGAACCCTTTGGATCTTTTGCGTATGCAGTGACCTGAATGGTCACATAGTCAATGAAGGATGAGTGACTCTTGGTCTCTTCTGGTTCAAAGTTTGTCAGATCAACAACAATGCAAGGGAGTCCAGTGTTCTGCCTTCTTTGGATTGCATGAATGTCTGAGGCCCCACTCAAGTGACTCATCACTCCAGTGGCTGCTTCCAATATGTCAATGATTTCTCCTATCATGATTCTACGATCTTTTTGATTGCAAGTGCAATCCTTCTCTCTGATTCACTGCTTTTGTTTGCAAATGATTTTCTGATGAACCCTTGACCCTTCAGTGGTTTCCTTTCAATGGTTTTTGTGGTGACTCTTCCAATCCCCCAAGGCCCAATGAGTGAGAACATCCCACTGCCCTTTGCAGTGTACGTCCCACCTCTGGCACCCAATTCAACGATGTGGGCATATGGTGCCCCCTGCTTTCCTCCTTTGGGTCCAATCAAAACTGTCTCCCCAAGTCTTCTGTGTTTCTTTCCTCGCCTTGTCACGATTGACTTCCTCAACCTTCCAGTCCTCTCTGGAGCAAGTTTTTTCATCTCCTTCTTAATAGGTGGAGCACCTTTCTTGAGGATCCTCACTGCCTCTCTTCTTGCAACTTTCTCCTTCATACTTTTTAGTCTTCTGGAAAGTGCTTCAGTTCCTTCAATTTTTATGCTCATGTATTGTTGTCTCTCACTGTGGTGATCAACCTGATCCCTTCATTCCTTCCAATGGTTTCAATGGAGTGAACATCATGCAAGAGGTCACCATATTTGATGACAGTGTCTCTTGTTGTCAGGCCACTTTTGTGTCTGATCAAGAACTCAATCTTGTCAACTCCAACCTTCTGATCAGAGGATTGTTTTTCATCTCCTCCTTTGTAGATCACACTTGCCCAAACAGTAGCCACCAAGGACTTGGTCTTGACCTCATGATTCCATGAGTCAGTTGATCCTGCCCAATTATAGATGGCAATTCTTTTGTCCAGTTCTCCAATGTTCATCTGAATGATTTGAGTCTGTATGGTTCCATCAAATACTTTGATGCCATTGGGATCTCATGATGTTTGAATCTCCCAACATCTTGTCTGTTCTCATATAGATGACCAATGATCAGGAGCATGGCACTCACAAGTGCCTGAGGTCTGTCATCTGTGTCATACCCAGAAATTGTCTGGACAGTCACTGCATTGAGTTGATCCTTGACATCATCGGGGATCCTCATCATTCTCAACCTTGATGGATAGCTTTTGCCATCCAGTTGATAGTCTGCAATTGCTGCAACAGTTGTTCCAGAGACTGCATTGATGTAGTTCAACCCAAGAATGTTCAGATCTGTTCCTCCATGAAGATCCATGAAGTCCATGAAGGTGTCTGAATAGAAGTTCACTGCAGTCCTCTGCATGAAGTCTCCAGTGTACTTCTGAACCACCTCTTGAGAGGAAGTGATCAAGGAAGTGATCAAGGCATCATCACTTGAATGTTCAACTCTCAGGTGACTTTTGGCAGTTGCCAAACTGATCACATTGAGTGCATCAGGGAATGTTGTTTGTTGACGTTTCATGAGATGAGATTGTGAAAAGTGGGGACACCCAAATGATGTCCCCCTTTCTCATTTTAGTTCAACAGTTTAGACTGTTGTTGGTGTAGTAGCTGCAATCAATCCACCCAGAACCTGAACAGATCCTGAACGTCTCACATTTGCATTTGCATACATGTTTGCAATCAATCGGATTGTCCCTTGATGTGCAAGGGTCAGAGGATCAATTGTGACATCCAATCCACCAAACTTTGCAATGAATAGATCTGAAGGATCCACAAAGTAAATTGGGCGAACTGAGATGGTGTCATCTGTGTCTGTGATCCCTGATGCATAAGCATCTGCAACCACTGTCTTGGCAGAAACATTTGTTGATGAGAAGACCTCATACCCAAGAATGTTGTTGCCAGTGTTTAAGATCGCACCACCTGCAGATTGACTCACTCCTTTCAGATAGGCCGCCATTGTTGGGTCCATCAAAAGTGCAAGGTTCTGTCCTGCAGGATCATTCGACAAGAATGCACCTTCATGGGCAGTCAAGTCTTGGAAGTCAGTTGCAGCATAGGATGTGCCAGACACAACACTGTGATTGGTGATGTTTGATGATGCAAAGAGATTTGTGTTGATTGCATACTTGTCCAACTCATTTGCAAGAGCAACAGACATGTCACGTGCAATCACCGCATCAAGTGCAGGATCAGACTGGTTCATCATTTGACGTGTGAGATCCATTCTCATTGAGAAACGTTTTGGATCAAGTGTCACAGAACCAAAGTCTCCATCAAGGTTTGAAACTGATGCCGCCTCTGCCACTTGTGATCCTGCTCCATTTGGCAATGAAGGGAGGACAAGGTTTCCAGTTGCCTGAATAACAGTTGCACCCATTCTCTCCATCACAGAAACTGGACGAAGACCCTCAACCATTGGTGCATGATCAACACCTCGGACTTTGTTTCCTTGGTTCTGACCATTTGTGTCATCAACAGAGTATGTCTCATTTGCACGTGCCTCACCCATTAAGAATGAAGGGATGGTGATGTTTCCACGTGCAGATGCACCAGACTCATTCATCTCACGTCTTCCTTCTTGGGCCATCTCAGCTTCAAGACCTTCAAGGCCTCCTTTGTTTACAATGTCAGAGATTGCCTTTGTCATTGAGAACTTGCCTCTCATCTGAGACTTCTCTTGGGTTTCTGACTTGCTGACCGAGTCTGTGGCAACTGCAGTGAACACTGCCTCATTGCTTTTTGCACGTTTGATCTTTGTGTCAAGATCTGCCACTCCTTTGTGGATTGAGTCTTGACGTGTGTTCTCCTCTTCTGAGAAGTCACGTTCTTCACTGGCAACACCATCAAGGAGGGTTTCAAGTTCCTCAACAAGTGCACCACGTTCTTCCATTAAATTTTTGGAATTTTTCATTGTGATTTTAATTTTGCAAGGTTGAGCATGGAACGTGACCACTTGACACGATTCCTTGAGAACTCTTTCTCCTCGGCTTGGGTTGATATTTCTGTTTGTTTGAGTGGTGGGGTTGGCAATGACCTTGCAGTCACTTCCGTTGCTTTGTAGGCAGGATATGTGACCACACTCAGATCAATCAGGTCACCCAATCGGGTGATGTGTCTGTGTGGCTTTCCATCCCTCTCTTCCCATTCGTCTTCAAGGACAGTGAAGGCAAAGGATGCCTGATCAACGTCTCCTCTTGTGATGGATGAGTGTAAGTCTTTTGCGTAAGATTGTGGACCAATTGGGAAGGAGAAAAACACTCCTCTCTCATCAATGGTCATCTCAAGTGTTCCCTCTCCATTTTTGCTTCTGGCGAGGGGATAGTTTTCATCATGATTGAACAACATCCTGACATCATCTTGCATGACATCTGAGAATGCATTCTGTCCAATGCTTTCTGTAAAGGGTCCAAGATCTGCATCTTCATTGAAGAGTGTGGCGTATCCCTCAACCCTTTGTTCATCTTGAGTCTCATGATCATGGGATCTGGACTCAATTTGTGTGTGCATGAAACGTCTTTCCATTTTTTTATTTTTAAGTATTTGATTGATCACCCTTCTGAGTGAGTTTGTCCCCATAGGCCTCTGCAGACTCCAATGGGATCTGATTGACTTGGATCAGGTGAACATCTCCAGATGATCCAATTCCATTCAGGTCCTCCATCTTCCTGACCTCATTGACACTCATGAAACCATGTTGCAATGCAGTGGCATAGAAGTCACGCCTTGAAGACAAGTCTCCTCTGAGAAGGGACTTCATGTCAAACTTGGTCTGATACTTCCCTCTCTCTCTTTCTGGGATCAATTTTCTGTCCAACTCCATCTCCATCTTTCTTGCCCAAGGGATCAATGTTTGTTGTGCAAACACAATCAGGATCTGTTCAACATTGTTGTATGTGGTTGATCCTTCTGCTTGAATGAGAATTGGTGGGATGTTGTAAATTCTGGCAACCTCCTCAACTTGGAACTTCCTTGTCATGATGAATTGTGCCTGATCTGGAGGGATGGTTGATGCTTGATACTTCAGACCATGTTCAAGGATTGCAGTCTCATGGGCATTGTTGATCCCTTGGTGTTGATTGCTCCATGTACTCTTGAGTCTGTGGTATTGTTCATCTGTGAGTGACTTGTCTGTCATTAAGAACCCACCAGTGTTCCCACCAGTTCCAAAGAATCTTGCACCGTATTCCATAGCAGCTGAAGTGATCCCCAAATTCTCCATGTGGAGAAGGATTGGAGACTTGCCTCTGAAGGCCTCAAGAATGATCAAGTCATCTGGGAAGTATGTTTCACCAGAACTCTTGTCTCTGAAGATCTTCTGTCCCTCATAAACATCTGCACTGATCATTGTGGGATCAAGTGGGTGAAGTGCTGAAGGTCTTGATGTGATCTGTCCACGCTCAATGAGAGCATATGCACAACCATACAAGAGTGCATCTGAGAACATTCTCTCAATGAAGTTGAATGAGTTGTCCTGATCATTTGGTTCTGAGTTGATCAGAACAAAGGCAGGATGTTCTTTGGCAATTCGTTTGCCATCAACAGTGTCCTCATACAAGTTCAATGGCAGTGAAGCCATTGTGGAGGATATTTTTGAGACTGCTGCATACACTGCCGAAAGTGACAAGGCACCCTCTTCAGTCACAGTGACTCCTGATTTGGTGTTCCTGCCAAAGATCCCCATGAAGGGTGAAGTGACATTGATTGACCTCTCTTCAGGAGTGTCTGTTTGTGTTGACTTGCGTTTGAATAAACGTAGGAAGTCCAGTTCAAGTGAGAATCTCATTGGGGCGAAATTCACCAACATTCAATGAGGAGGGGTTGACACTGTCAAGTTTATAGGGTTGACCTTCTTTTGGTGTTCCATCTGCTCAGAACAGAGGCAAAGTTCTCATGTCCATTGTATCTGGTCCGACCAAAGACAGTCATGTGATCATGCTCAACTGACCAATATGCATCACCATTGGAGTGGTGTGCAGGAAGTCTCTGGAAGTATTCATCAATGAACCCTTCTCTGGTTGAAATTTTGGGGGCAAGATCAAGGAGTCTGATCAGTTTTTTTGGATTGTTTGGATTGTAGG